GCCTTGTTTTGACGAGGGGATACATTGGCGTTCGTTATTTTTGCTGTTCTTGCCATTTTATTTTATTCTATTTCGTTAAGTTCCATTTTACTTGATTGGTATCGTGGTTGCTCTACATTCTCTAAAGCATCTACAACAGCCATTCTAACAATCTCTCTGTGCGTTAATTCTGGTAAATCACAATCTATGGCGTCAGACAAGACAACAGTTGCTGCATGCCTAATGTACCGTAAGTAATAATCAGAAACGGTTTGACCCTCTCCGCATATTAATTCTGCATACCCAGAACCTGAACCACCGTCCCCTCCATAACCTAGTTTGTATACTGTATACTCTTCAGGTTTATTAAAAGGATCATCTATAATTTTATTATAGTGATCATGGGTGATTGGTTTAACACTAACTCTTCTATCCTCAACTAAAGCTTCCTCATTGATAGTATGCCTATAGTTTTCGGGTAATTCAAAGAACAGAGCATTTGGTTTACTTTCGCCTGCAACAAAAACACCGCCAGTTAGAGTACTTGTAACTATTAAAGTTCTCAAATCATCTCTACGCTTTTGATCTTCTTCAAAATTTGTACGTCTGATATTGTTCCCAAACATACGTTTAGTAACAAATTTAGAAATAGCCATATTTATAAATGCATCAATCTCTTCTGGTAGAAAATCAGGGGCATCAAAAGAGTCCCCCTTATCTAACAAAATTCTAAATTCACTATGCATATTAGCTATTGTCATACTATTTTCCTATAGACTGTTTACCTTTTAAATCTAAGTACACTTCCTGATTCTCAGGATTTTGTAAGTACTCGATTGTTTGCTCAAGAGCGTAACCTACTACATCTCCACCAGGAAGCTGGTACTTGGTACCATTCTTAACAAGGATTCTTTCTGATATACAATCATCAATAAACGCTCTCATTTTAAATGTAGGATCTTCTACAGTAGTTAAGAAATTCTGAGGATTATCTGTTACAATCGCATCTAACTGAGATTCAACAAAATCTACGGACGCACTGTCTCCAGCTCGTTTACCCATAACCTTAAGAACATCTTTCATTTCTGTAGTACTCATTGCGCTAAACACTTTATATGCTTTACGCTTAAGTTTAGATTTTCTATTCACTACTTTAGCTTCTTGCTCTTCTGAAGTCATTACATACTCTGCAAATGGAGAATCAAATCTTTCCATTTCTGAGTTTGCAACTCTTTGATGAGCTTTCAAAACTAAGTATTTTAATTCATCTTCTGGGAAGGCAAGATCAAGAATTTGTCCTTCTTTAGGAACATCTACTCTAAACATAGTCCAATAATCTTTGTTATATCGGGATAATGTTCCAGTAGACATATTCATCTTTTTTTCAAGACGACGTTCATCTTCCTCAGTTAATCCAGTCTGTAGCACTCCTGTACCTCTAGTAGCTTGAACGGTTAAACGTTCAAAGCATTTAGAATAACGGATGGCCCCGTCATGATCTTCGGGTAGCCATCCATTCTTCTTAATAGGTTTTAAAGTAACCTTATCTGGTGTATTATTAATAACACTTCCTTTCTTCACTGCAGATTTACTCTCTGCCTTAATAGCATTTGCCATCTTCCTCTTTTGTGTTTATACTAATTTATTACTATCTATCAGACAGTTGATGAGTAGATCAATTCTGCACAAGACATTGGGTTTGCAATAAGCACACCTTGTTGAGCTTGAGCGAATAATTGATAACCATCTACTGCAGACGCAGAACCTTTACTGAAGTTTGTATTTGGACCCAACGGTGAAGTTGAACCAGCAACGTGCCACATTAATTCTTTACGTCCTTTAGGATATACTCGTTTGATGTTCTTTTCTCCACCTGACGTACCCATGTTAAGGATAGTGTAACGGTAAGACTCAGTGTATCCACCTTTTGGGTGAGCAACACGGTTACGAACTTCATTATCATACATTGGTAAGTGAACTAAAGTAAACTTGATCCCTTGTGGGCCCATGAATTCTCTGTACTGACCTTTGAATCCTAAGTTTTGTCCTTCACCAGAAATTCTTTTAGAATCTAATGGTTGGAAACGAGCTGCATGATTCTCAAGCGCTCTGTGGAATTGAACCATACCTCTTTCACCTGTAAACGCTACAAAGTGACGTTGATCTTCTGGAAGAATGTTAATTGAAAGATTCAATAATACATCTTCTAAATAGTCAATTGTAAAGTCAGTATAGTGGAACTTGTACGATGGAGAGATTTGCTCACGTAAACCTGCACCTTCGATAATTGGAGTTCCATTTGCTCCGTACATATTATAAGTACCATTAGCCTGCTTGTTGGATTTAGAGAACCAAAGCATACGCTCTTTTTCTTTCATCCACTGACACATAAACTCCCATTCAGCATATTGAGTCCAGATCTTAGAAGTCTTGTTTGACTTAGGATCTAACATCTCAATCACTAACGGACGTTGGTGCATGTTTCCAGGAATAGTATAAGTCTTAGATAAGAAAGACATTGCATTACGCATTTTGAACGGAGAAGTATAGCTTGTTTCACCATAAGTCTTGTTCAATGTTCTTTCTTGTGGAGAGTATTCTTTACTCGCTTTACCACCTGCAGCTAATAATGAAGGAGCTACAAAAGAGTCAGCATCTGCTGCCATAAGTACACAAGGATAAATCCAAGCAGTACCAGACATGTAAGGCTCACGCATCACACGTACAGCTGTCTCACCATCATCTAAAACTAATTTATCTGTAACTGCGAAATACTTTTCTCCAAATTCAATTAACATTTCAGCTCCGTATTGACCAGGAGTTCCTGTTAAAGAATTAGTGATAGAAACTGCACGTTCGTCGTCACCTTTTAAGTACCATTCGTAATCATTGTCATCTGGAAGCTCTTGCTCCCCTCCGCCAATTGATAGAAAATAATCTAAACCAGCGTATTGGTTTAGGCCAAAAACTCTACTAATGATATTTGATACCAAAGTTGGTTCTTGTGCGAATACACTTCCTAAGTGGTTCTCTGTTGTTAAGCCAGACCAACTTTTAGGAGCATACATCTGTAATGAACTGATTGTGTTTGCCATTTTTAATTAATTTAATTATTACTTGTTGTTTATAAATAAATAGCTCCTATTGCAGAGATTTTCTCATAGTGCTGAAATCAACATTATTCGAAGCACCTCTACTTGGTCTGGAACCAGTTTTTTTCGTACTTTTTATAGCATCTGCCAATTTACGAGTTGATTTTGTAGTTGACTGACGCTCAAACGCTGAAAAATCCCACTGCAGGACTGTCGCTAAATATGCTATTTTTAAATCAAACTCGGGGTCTTTTTCTCTCATTCTCATGATTTCATTTTTACCATTCTTGTCTAACTTAGTTATACCTTTATATAAATTATCCTTGTCTTTCGGAGACAATTTAAATCCAGGTAAAATTTCTTCTTTTTTTCCTATATGATCATTAAGATCTGTAAGCCAAGTTTCGTGAGCTTGCACTCTTTGCTTCTGCTCTTCCCTTTGCTTTTTAATTAGATTAACTTTATCCGATTTCTGAATCTCTTGTAAAGATCCTAAAGCTTCTTCAGCTTCCTCTTTAAGTACACCAGAGTCTTCGTATCTATTTAATTTTTTAGTAATCCTTTCTTCAGACCATCCACTTTTTAATAATAAATCTCTAACTAACATCTTTTGCATAGGAACATTATCATCTAAAGTTTCCTCTGTAATAGAGTCGTAAGATTGTTCACTAGCACTTGCGTTGATCAGATCATACATATTCACACCTGCTTCATAATTCTCTAAGAGATACTTGATCTCCTCAGGCATGCTTTCTTTGTACTCTGTTACTTTGTCGTCGATGGTATCTTGTACCTTGTTTAACAACCATTCTTCGTTGTCTTCAAACTCATCTTCTTCAAAGTCAATTAAGCCTTTTTCTTTTTGAAGTTCTGCAAATACCCTAAGAACGGATTCCCCTTCTTCGGTTTCTTCACTTTCTTCGCTTGCTTCAGGAGTTTCTTCAGACTCTTCTTCAGCCTCTTCTTTGTCCTTCTCTTTTGCAGGTTTAATTGGTTCTTCCTCTGGAAGTTCATCAACTTCTTGTATTTTTAACTCCGTTAACTCAGGGTTAAAAATTCCAGGATTTTCTTCTGTTTTAGACTCTTCACCAGCAACCGTTGCTTGCTTCTCTTCTTCTTTTGGAGATGTAGTAATACTATCTAGTACACTTAAATCCAATCCTTCTAAAATATTATCTTCTCCTATTGACATGGAAATTTGTTTATTAAGTGACAAAATTAATAATTAATTTAAGTCTCACAACACCTTGTCACCCCAGTATTGGTAAAACTCTTACAGTTTTATAGCTAAAATATAATTTTAAAGATTATATTTTTTTGTTTTGTTTCGCTATTTTTGACTTTTCTATCCTTTCTTTAGATCGGATCTTCTCTTTTTCAACCTCTATCTTTTCTCGGGCTTCTTCAGAATCTTTCTGAATCTTCACCCTTTCGATGTCTAGCTTGGCAAGATCAACGCTATCTCTAATACCATTATCGTTGGCATCAAGATCCGCTGCCTTACTCATAATACCCATCTGAGCAATCTGTAGTTTAGTCTGGTTGTCTCTCGCGTTTCTTCCGTCTTCGCGATTTTCTTTCTCCATTTCTAGCTCCATCTTAGCCTGCTCAAGTTGCATTTTCTGCTCCTCTACTTTTTGCTGTTGCTGCACTTGCATTTCTTGCATTTGCATTTGTTGCTGTTGTTGTTGCTCAACTCTTTGTTGCGCTTTAGCTTCAGACTGCTTAAGATTGTGTCTAAGGTCTGAGAGAGAACTTGCATTGTATATTTGTACCACATCTGATAATGTCATTTGTTCGTTTTGTAATGCAGCATGGGTAAGCTGTTTAAGAGCTTCGATAGCCATCTGATCTTTTGCTGAGTTAGATATAAATAATCCATATTCAGAACTTGCAAACTCATCCCCGTTTAATTTGAAGAATACGTTAGCCATATCATCAGTCATGTACTGGATCCGTTTGGATTCTCCTCTGTACACGTCTTTAGATACATTTAGTAAGCACTCCATAACTCTAACCTTAGTTTGGTTATGAACCTCAAACCATTTTTCAGTGATGTGAGAGGATTGTGTTACAGCTCTTTCTGTATTACCTACCAGCTCAGAGCTTGAAATTGCTCCCATTCTTTGCGGAGTAACTCCAGATAAAGTATATATTTTTTGTTCTACAAAATCTAAGAGTTGTACATGCTGCTGGATATAATTACCAGTTTCCATGTCTAACACTTTATTTTGAGTGGAAATATTACCAGCTAGTTTCCCAGTGGATTGTCCTTTCTTACCTTCATTAAATGAATCTACAAAACCAAACTTCATTGTTTGTGCGTAGTACATCCACTTTTCTACATCCCAACCGTCAGGGATTAGTGATAAATCTATTAATGAGATCTTACCTTGGTTAGCAGCTACAGCTAATTCTAATCTGTACCACATAGTAATGTACATATACACCCAAGGAACTAACCTGTCCATTAAAGAAACAGATTGCGAGTTGTTTGCATTATAGATTGTTCCGACATACCCAGAGCTACATAAGGATAAATTATCCATGTGTCTGAATTGTTGGGGTCTTACTTGTACATTAATGTATGTGTTTTCTCCAATCTTGGTTCCTTCCCAATATTCGTTAACCCACAACCACTCTATAGTTTCCCCTAACTCGTCATTAAGCTTATAAGCTTCCGATACAACGGTCTCTTGTGGCATACCTTGTTCATCAAAATAAGAAAGATTCCCTATCTTACGCATAGATTTCCACACTACCTTAGTAACACGAATGTTACCATCTTGATCGTAATAGTTAAATATATTGGATTCGTTTTCAGCTCCCTCTCTATTCTCTATAAATAACTTTTCTTGGCTAGGGTAATTTAATATACTATTACTATCAATAGATCCTTTATTCCCTTGTTCCTTTTCTAGTTTATCTATCTGAGCAGATGTAAGCTCTTCATAGAAATTATCTATAACTGTATTAACAGACATAAAAGTATCTTCTACAAGAACATCTGCATTATCTACGTAGTCTTCATTATGCGGGAGAAGGCAGTAAAACTCTAAAGGATTAACTCTTCTTACTGTAGGTTCGTTAGAAATTTCTTCTACACAATAGATTTCTTCACCAACTAGTAAAGCGTCTTCCCATCCTTTAGCAAATTTAACTTTTAGTTTT